TCGAATTCTTCTTCAATTTCATATTCAGTAAAACGACAGGTAGAGAGATCATAACTTAACTGACAGGCGACGCCAACTTCGCCAGAATAGCGATTTTTAAGGACGCGCACTGTTGTGCCATTTCGTTCAGGTCCACTCTGCTGATCTCGTTCCAGGGCGATGACTGAATCTGAAAGCTGAGCGATTGAAGCTGATCCACGTAACTGCCCAAGCGTGACTCGGGCACCTTCTTCATGGTTTGTGTCATTGGATGTTCTTCGCAGATGAGATACAAGAAACAAAGCTATACCAGTCCTCTCAACAAGAGAACGTAAGCGGGTCATGGTGATGTCCAGCATACGCCTCTCATCTCCATCTAAGCCTGACAGGAGGATGCTGAGGTGATCAAGGAATACAACACGCACCTCAAGCCCGGTGGCAAGGTACTCAATTCGGTTGTAAATGACATCAGGATCAAAAGAACCAAACCCGTCGAAAAGAAAGAGATTCCAGTTAGCAATAGAATCCTGATACGCCTTGGTGAGAGTAGCTCGGTCATGTTCTCCGATGTGTAGTGACTGGTTTGTAGCAGAAGACATTAGACCTAGAGCCGTACGGCGGTTGGATTCTTCCAACGCCACGTAACCGACCCGTTCTCCTTGATTAAGAAGGTGAGTTGCAAGGTCACGACAGAATGAGGATTTACCAATGCCAGATCCTGCAGTGATTGTTGTAAGCTCTCCATACCGGATCCCTCGTAGCTTGTTTTGTAATCCTTGAAAGGGGAACTCATAAGCACAAGGTTCTTCAGGTGTGGTTAGGTCATCAAGTAATGTCTTGGCATCGATGATGCCGTCAGGACGGTACGTCTTGGCGTCCCATACTGCACGACGGATGCACTCTGCATCATTGGATTGTAATGCATCAGAAGCATCCTTGTACTTCTCCATCCGGGCAATCTTGACCTTGCCAGGAGGTAATAGCTGGGCACATTCTTCAGCAGCCTTACGGCCTGGATCATCATTGTCAAAGAACAAGACGATCTCTTCATAGCCTTGTAGGAATGGCATTGCTCTTTGCAGAGCTTTCTTAGCACTCTGTGCTCCATCAGGTAGAGACACATGAGGCCAGGTGGGCATGGCAGCATAGCCAGATGCTGCATCTATCTCGCCTTCATAAATAGTAAGGCGGGTACCTTTGTCAGGAAATAAGTTCTGGCCAAACAACTGATGATCGACATTCTTGCCTTCCCAGTGAAAGGTTTTATCCAGACTCTTTACCTTGGCACCACATATTTGGCCAGTGTTGTCATAGTAGTGGAATCGCAGCACATCTCCATCCTTATGGATGCGGTACTTACGACATATCTCTTCAGATAAACCTCGTTTAGATAAACGAACAGGTGTACCTAGTATCATGACGTTGGTGATCGTGGATTGTTGTTCACCGTCTGCATGTTGGTAATACCCACATGAGAAGCAGTAAGCATGGCCGTCAGTATAACGGGCCAACGCATCACTGCTCCCACATGAGGGGCAAGATTCATGACGGGAAAACTCACTCTCCTGGCTTGAGCCAGTCAAGGGGTATGTCATAGTACGGGCACCATTGGAATCCGTTCTTTTCTGCCCATGCGGCGTAGGTGGTTTTAGAGTTTTTACTGATCTTATTATAGGGTGCTTGGAAGACCAGGCGGACATCTAAGTCAGGATTACATTTCTTGACAGCTAGCATCTTGCGACGATCTGTAGGTTTAAAGAATCCTTTAGTTTCTAAATAGATATCCCCAACCTTGAAGTCAGGGATGTATTTAGCTTCGATAACATAGTTGAACTTGTCAGGCTCATAGCCATATTCAATGTTCATATTGTCCATCAACTCTGCCACCTGTTCTTCCAGGCGACTACGCATCAGAAGTCCTCATCAACGTTGACAGAAGATGGTGATGCCTCAGGGTTTGGCTCAGAGGTCTTGAAGCCACGTGTGACTCCAAACAGTTCGCTTGCCTCTTCAGCATCCATATCACCACTGTCTTGTACACCAGCACCTGTGTTCAAGCTCACAACCTGGATGGCTTTGAGTTTGAGAGAGGTACCGATGTTACCAGCAGGAAGGCAATACGGCTTTTGGATGAAGGCGAGCTTGACCTTAGAACCGCTATACAACGGCAGAGAAGCATCAGTGATGGCAGTGCCCTCAGTATCGACGATAACAGGTACAACCTTATCGCCCTCCTTCCAGCGGAATTTGCATTGATACATACCTTCGCTTGCCTCTTCCCATGGTTCAGGATTGACAGTGGTACGCTTTGGATTCTTAGCTTTGTTACGAGCCCATTCAAGGCCACCTACACGCTCATCCTCAAGGTTATCAACGATATCCTTAGGAAGCAATGCAGTGAGGGTGTAGCCGTATTCAGACGGCTTGAGGATAGCTTGGTAGCCATCCAATGTGACGGGCTCTTTAGTGACGTGTGTCGCCATAATGATGATGGTGGAAAATTAGCAGAAGAAATAGGTTGACGATTCGACAACCTCAGGATTTAGTGTTCCGACGATGGGTGGTGGTTCAGTTGCATGAATAACTTCACCAAATTTTGTGAGCCAGCAATCTCTTGTGAAGATGTCCGTGTAGGTTTCTCGCACAAGTCTATTGAGTGTTGCCATGTCAGTTGCTCTACAAAGCACCGAGTCATGGATGACTGTGAATGGTCCATTGAACCTCTGAAATGTTTCGTGGAGAATGGACGCATCGACGGAATGGATCAGATTAGGAGCAGTACTCGACTTATGACGAGTAGGACAAGGATCACCCTCACCAACACTGACAGTAACTTTAGTAGAACCCATGAGCTGTAGCTTCATGCATTGTACCTCTTTCTTGTTACGTTTCTGATTAACTACAAACCCAGAGGGTGTAGTCCATTCAATGTGATCAGCTCCACTACGAATGTACTGACCAACTTGTGTCTTGATCCAACGCATGACACGCATAGGACCAGGAACAATAGCATCCATACTCAGGTATATAGCATTGACGACCATAGTAACTTGATCCTTTGTAGGTTCAAATCCTTGTTCTACTAATGCTTCTCTGACATACGTCCAAGACGATGACTTCGTTGCATTGTATGGAATCGTCATCACTGTTCGCTTAGAAGTGCGCCTAGTACACCATGGATGTAACTCCACGGGTAAGTACTTCTTAGCTTCTTCGGCTACCGCTTTGTAGGCGTCGGATGGTTTATCACTAGGACAAACATTGACAAGACTAGCAGTTGATTGATCCTTTGCCAAGCCTGCCAGTATCTGGAGACCAGAGCAAGTAGCATCAACAGCTACCATTAATCCTGTTGTCTGTTTATCGCAAGCAATACAGCAATGGTATAGCTCATGACATGAAGCCATGAACTGCCATGGTTCTTCGACATCCTCCCATTCAGAGAGATTGCCTATGGGGTCGATAGCAACCTTTGTGATTAAGTCGTGATTATTCCTAACCCACTCAAGCCTTTCAGCCATTGTGGCTTTGTCAAGTCCGAAGGTAGTGGCAGCTTGAAATGCTAACCATTCTTCTGACTCAGGAGTAACAAACGACTCATCAGCAAACCTTATTAAACTTTTACCAAAGTCTGTATCTTGTGGTGATAAGTATGCAGGAATCGGATACGTTCTTCCACGGTAGTCGAAAGACCAACATTGAAAAAACGTCTCATCCTTAAACTTCTCAGCCGCTTCAAGCTGAGTTCTTGTTCTTACTGATCTCTTGAAGTTCAGTCGATCAGTGTTATACGCTTCAGCCATCTCTCGTTTCCAAGATTGTCTGGCCTCTGCATTGTCAGCTATGTCAGGTGGTTTAGGAGGTTTGAACGCTTCACATAATGGAATGAACTTACCTATCTTCACCCCCTTCTCCCTGAAGTGTTGAGCCACTTCAAGAACATGATGAGACACAGAGTACTTTACCCGTTGAAGCTTGTTTAAAAACCTCAAGGGCGTCTCCCCGTGTTTAAGGGTCCTATTACCGCGACGGGTCAATTCATGACCCCTCATCAGCTCATTTGTAATGTACCCACCCATCCTCTCATTGGTCCAATCATTGGGCTCAATCAGCATGGGCCACGGGATACCAGAGAACATCTCAGCAGTGCTGATTAGCTGGTCTCTGATCTCTATGAACTCAGGGGTAGGAATCATGCGTAACACAGTCTTACGACCACGTCTCACAGTCTCCTTGGTGAACCAACCAGTGGTAGTGATCACACGATCAGCACACCACGCACCCAATGCTGCTCTGGTCTTGACATGCCATGAGCTCCATTGGACATCATTCCTACCAAAGATAACAGTAGCAATGGATTGCCTTTGCTCTGTACCACATGACTCGTGGTAGTACTTGTCCTCAATGTACCTCATCAAGCCAGGATGGTTCTGTTTGTACCACCTGAACTTACACTCAGCCTCAAGGGCAGAGCCAATAGACACAAGCACATTGGGTACCAGATCAGAGTCACGCTTCATGCTGAACACCATGTCAAACATGACCTTGAGCGTGATGGTGGCCATGGCTAATGGCTCAAGATCATCAATGTACACTGAGACAGGCTTGTAATACGTCCCAGCCTGTCCTTTCCTCATCTTGGATAGGTTGGCCTCAATGTCCTTGATAACGTCAGGCAGAGCGGCTGAGATGCTTGCTGTTCCATACACACTTGCTGATGCGTAGCTCTTCTCTTGCAAGCGTTGGAGAGATGCGTGCAATTTCTGTTTCCCGCAACTCAAGGCTTCTCGCTCCAGCTCGACCTGTCTCTGTATCTCTGAAGGTGTCGCCATAAGCTAGGAATAGTGAGTATTGCTCTGCATCGAGCTGGTCAATGTGAGACTGAGTAAGATCAAACGTCATAGCACTTGCATTGTTGGTCATTGGGATATGCTTTGCAATAGCTCTCCATATCACTGATGTTTAAATCAGGAACAAAGAATGTCCATAACCCATCAAGGTATTGAACATCAAGCTTGTTCATAGCAGCAAGTAAGATCAAAAGAGTCTTATCTTTGTTTTGATCATTGGGGTATTGATCAACCTCTCCTGTGTCATAGTCAACAAGGTAACCATGATCACTGAGAAGGTCAGCAAGATCACAAGGTGTCAGGGCCATCAGTATCTAAAGCAATGGAAATGGTGTTGTCTGTCAGGATAAGTAACTCATCCTTCTTTTCAAGGCACTTGTTCACAAACTTGCGAGCAGCGTGAACAGAACGGTATGCCTTCTCCTTAATCTTACCAGATGTGGCCTTGGATCGTATGATACAGACAAATGCGTCAGGAAGATCCCACATATCTGCTGCTTCCATACCATCTTCTAGCGTGTATTCTGTGAGGTTATCTGTGGCAGTCCACTGCATAACTTCATCGATACGATTACCAAAAGGGTCTGGTCTTGCCATAAACTAAATCAAACGAATTTTATGAGTAGCTGGAGCATCACGGTTACTGTATGCAGCAACACCAATAAGGCCCAGAACAGTAAAAGAAATCAGTAACCCACATAATGCAGATGTAAAGTCTTTAAGAAGCATTTTCTTTGGTGTCAGAGAGTGAGTTAGCAGCGTTGATGATACGCTCGAACAAATTGTGATGTGGAGCCACAGTCGTCTCCACTTCAGGATCATAGCGGATCCACCATTGATTGTGCAGAGCATCAACTAGGATGTTAATCTCTTCTTCAGAAAAGGATAGCTGTTTGCGTTTACTTGCGGTCATCATGATGAT